CTACCAAATTAGATAGCCAGTATGGAATCATTGTAGCTTTGATTGATAGAGTTAGAGCCTTAGATAATCAAAGCATTAGACAGGATGTTTTATTGAAAACTTTATTGGGTGTACCTAATTTAATAGATATAGATAAATTAGCAAAAGCAGATAGAGATGATCAAAGAAAAGACTAAAGTGACATTTTGTCAGTTTTTAAAATGACATTTTGTCAGTTTTTAAAATGACATTTTGTCAGTTTTTAAAATGACATTTTGTCAGTTTTTTTGAGTAGATTTTAATTTTAGTCGAGGATATACTTTAACTTTTACATACAACCATGAAATTTAATTTAATTAAAAATGTAGTAGGAGCCATAGCACCAACATTAGGCTCTGCTTTGGGTGGACCATTGGGCGGACAGGCAGCTTCTGTTGTGGCACAAGTTCTTGGCTGTTCTCCTGAGCCAAAAGCCATCAATCAAGCCATTCAATCAGCCACGCCTGAACAAATGCTTGAACTCAAAAAAGCAGAACAAAACTTTGAAGTGCAGATGAAAGAATTAGATGTAGATGTATTTAAGCTAGAGGTTCAAGACAAAGCAGATGCTAGAGGTAAATTTAGCAAAGATTGGACTGCAAGAATTATGGGTACTGCTGTGGTCGGTGGATTTCTTGGCTATATATTTTTGGTTACTTTACAGCCACCCGAACAAAATTCTGAAGCTTTAATCAATTTAGTGTTAGGATATCTAGGTGGGTTGGCATCGGCAGTTATATCGTTTTACTTTGGGGCTTCAAACACGTCTGAGAAAAAAGATGACTAATAAGCCAACAGTTCAATCTGTTTCATCGGACTTAAAATCTCACGAGGCACAATGTGCTGAAAGATGGAAGACAATATTTCGAGAAACAGAAGAAATAAAAGCAGAGGTTGCATATTTAAACAAAACTTTAAGAATGGCGGTGTTTGGATGTTTCGGGTTTTTTGGAACTTTGTTAATAGCAATCATATCAATAATCTTTCCCCTAAATTAATGCAAATATCAAAAGAAGGCATTTGCCTGATTAAAAAGTTTGAAGGCTGTCCCACTGACGATAAAGGCAACGCAATAGCTTATCAAGATGCTGTAGGTGTTTGGACAATTGGCTACGGTCACACCAAGAATGTACAAGAAGGACAAAAAATATCAGAAGAAGAAGCTGAATCTATGTTGTTACATGAGCTTATGGAATACTGCAAATATGTAGAAGATGCTGTAGAAGTACCATTGCATCAAAATCAATTCGATGCTTTGGTTTCATGGGCTTACAATTTAGGTCCATCCAATCTTAACAAATCAACCATGTTAAAAGTTTTGAATAGAGGTCACTACGAGGAGGTGCCTGCACAAATATGTAGGTGGAATAAAGCAGGGGGTAAGGTGCTAGAGGGATTGACCCGAAGGCGAAACGCTGAATCTCTACTTTTTGAAGGCAAGGAGTGGGGTAAAATCTAGGAGACAGTTTGCCACATGCCACTACACGCATAGCGTTAGCAGGTGAATATTTGGCAGCATCTTACTTGCTGAGATTTTGCGACTCCGTGATACTCGCACCCCAAGCTCATAGAAGCGATTTAATTTTAGATCATCAAAATAAGCTATATAGAGTACAAGTTAAAACCACTAACTCTACTTATTTAAGAAGGGGCAAAGATTATTATCGTTGGGAGTTACGAAGCGGTAGAAGAACAGCAAAGAAAAAAAGACAAGATTCTGATGAAAGGTACGGTAATGGTCAAATAGATTTATTCTGTTTAGTTGCGTTGCCTTTAGATAAAGTAATTTTTATGCCATTTAACAAAGAAAAAAATTTAACAGAGTTTGCAAAAACAGAAGAAAGGCTTTTAGAAATAGATACTAAAGAATCTTTGCAAGCATGTTTAGATCAAGCAAACAAAAGTCCAAAATTAACACCTTTAGATTTGTAATAAAATAAGTTAGAATCAACACTTAATACAGGAGATCGTTATGAGTAAACTTAAAAGTAATACCTTTGTCTTAGAGACTGCATTAATTAAATTACAGCAAACTCTTGAAGACAGAGATGATGACTACGGTAGCTCTGATGATTTTTTTGACAACCTTGCCAACATGATCAACGCCATACTGGGCAACAAAATAGCAGAGCCGATTACAGGTAGCGATGCTTGTAATATTATGCTTTGCATGAAATTAATTCGCATATCACAAAATCCACAGCATTTAGACAGTTGGATTGATACGGCAGGATATGCCATTCTAGGACTATTAAAACAAGATTATCTGTGTGAAAATGAGGAATGACATGTTTCTTGTGGGTATTATTCAATATCTCCTCTCTCTCATAATTACATGTCTAGGGAAGTTGGTATTACTCCCCCCTAAGAAAGATGTTTTCCAACTTCCCACCTTATGCTTGATTTAGACAAAATAAAATCTTTTGAAATTCTATCTAAGGATGAGCAGATAGAAGCCTTGGCTTTGATTGATAAATGGAAAAACATCAAAGCAAGAACCAAATGCAGAGATGATTTTTTAGAGTTTGTACAAATGATGTGGCAAGGCTTTATTATGGGTAGACACCACAAAATACTTGCAGATAAGTTTAATCGCATAGCACAGGGCAAACTTAAAAGACTGATTGTGTGTTTACCACCAAGACATTCTAAATCTGAATTTGCATCGACATTTTTTCCTGCGTGGATGATGGGACTCAATCCATCACTTAAAATCATTCAAGCAACTCACACCGCAGAATTAGCTGTAAGATTTGGTCGTAGGGTTAGAAACATTATTGATTCAGAAGATTATCAAACAGTTTTTCCAAACATTAGCTTATCAGGAGATAACAAGTCAGCAGGTAGATGGACAACCAATGATGGCGGCGAAGCTTTCTACTCAGGAGTGGGTGGTGCTATTACAGGTCGTGGTGCAGATTTGTTAATTATTGACGATCCACATTCTGAGCAAGATGCCATGTCACCAACTGCAATGGATGGAGCTTGGGAGTGGTACACATCAGGTCCACGCCAAAGGTTACAGCCGGGTGGTACTATCATTTTGGTAATGACACGATGGTCAACCAAAGACTTGGCAGGTCGATTGCTTAAAAGACAATCGGAAGCACACGCAGATCAGTGGGAGCTTGTAGAATTTCCTGCAATCATGCCTGAATCTGATGAGCCTTTGTGGGGAGAGTTTTGGAAGAAAGAAGAACTCTTGGGTGTAAAAGCATCTTTACCAGTATCCAAATGGAATGCTCAATGGATGCAAAATCCAACAGCAGAAAGTGGATCAATTATTAAAAGAGAATGGTGGAAAACTTGGGAGAGTGAAGAGATTCCAGCGTGTGAGTGTATTGTACAAAGCTATGACACCGCATTCAGTGCAAAAGAAACGGCTGACTACTCGGCTATAACGACATGGGGCATATTTTATCCTGAAGAAGGCGATGAGGCTTCTGTTATATTATTGGATGCATCAAGACATAGAGTAGACTTTCCTGAGTTAAAAAATATAGCTTTAGAAGAATATAAATACTGGGAACCTGATATTGTTTTGATTGAAGCAAAAGCCAGTGGTACGCCTTTAACACAAGAGCTTAGAAAGATAGGCATACCTGTGCAATCTTATTCACCAAGCAGAGGACAAGACAAAATAGCAAGAATGAACTCTGTCTCACCCATGTTTGAAAGTGGTATGGTTTGGGCAACAGAAGATGCGTTTGCCGAAGAAGTTATTGAAGAAATGGCTTCTTTTCCTTACGGAGAAAACGATGACTTTGCTGACTCCGCTACCATGGCGTTAATGAGAATTAGACAAGGAGGCTTAATTGAGCTAGGCACAGACTATGAAGATGAGGTATCATTTGATAGAAGAAAGCTAAGTTATTACTAATGAAAATATTTGTTACAAAATTCATTCATGACGGTCAAGAATATTTTGGTCCAAACATACACGCTGAAGACTTCGAGGTAGCTCAAGCCATAGCAGAAATAGATGGATACATAGTACAAGGAGAGTTAACAGACTTAGTACAATTCAAAGAAGACGAGAAAAGAGTTTTGCACTAATGCTTGAGAACAAAGGAAACAACAATAGATTTGTAAAAAATAAACAATTTTTACAGTCCTATCATAATGATGTTGTAAAAACAGGAAATCAAGGCATTGAGGCAACGCCTGATGGTGGGAAAACCGTAACAATGAAGATTGTTGGCTTAAATATAAATGGAAAAGAATACTTATTGCCTAGTTATGATATTGACACAAAAACAATAATGGACAAGAAACAAATTGTAGAAAAATTTAAACCTTTAATTGAGTCAGGTGTTATTGAGGGATATCAAAATCCCGATGAGGCTGAATTAGATCGAAAAATAATGTATCCTACAATTGTTGGCAATATGCCATCAATGAACGAAAATATACAAAAACTATCAAAATCATTAATGGCAAATTAATATGGCAATTGAAAGAAAATTAGGCACAGAAGACAATCCTGACATTGTTGATCAGGGTAAAGCTGTTGATATAGAAGCAGAAGCACCTTCGTTTGAAGAGCAACTTATGGACTCTTTAGAGGTTACTATTAATGATAACGAGATTATTATTGATGAAGCTGAAGAAGAAGTAGAACAAGAAATGCCATTTGACGCTAACTTAGCCGAATATTTGGATGATTATGTTTTAGGCTCTATATCCAAAAAACTAATAAACGATGTAGAAAGCGACAAAGAATCTCGCAAAGAGTGGATGAAAACCTACACAGATGGTCTTAAGTATCTTGGCATGAGATTTGATGAACAAAGAAGCCAACCTTTTGAAGGTTCTAGTGGCGTTATTCACCCTATCTTGGCTGAATCTGTAACTCAGTTTCAAGCACAAGCTTACAAAGAACTCTTGCCTGCACAAGGACCCGTCAAAACACAGATAGTTGGACAAAGAGATGCCAACACAGAAATGCAAGCAGAAAGAGTTGCTGAGTTTATGAATTATTACATCATGAACGAAATGCCTGAATATGATCCTGAGTTGGATCAATTGTTATTTTATCTACCGTTATCAGGCAGTGCATTTAAAAAGGTTTATTACGATGCATCCATAAGAAGACCAGTATCAAAGTTTGTGCCTTCTGAAGATTTGTTAGTCCCATACGAAGCAACTGATTTATTAAGTGCAGAACGAGTCACGCACATTGTTTCTATGAGCAACAATGAAGTAAGAAAATTACAGCTTTCGGGTTTTTATGCAGATATAGATTTATTAGGAAGCGAGGTAGAAACAAGAGACACGGTTACAGAGGAAATCGATAAGATACAAGGTGTTGAGCCTGAGTATAACAACGATGAACAAAGACGATTGTATGAAATACATACAGTTGCAGAAATAGAAGGCTTTGAAGACTTAGACGAAAATGGTGAGCCAACAGGATTAAAACTCCCTTACATTATTACCATTGATGAGTCTTCACAAAAAGTTTTATCTGTTAGAAGAAACTATGAGCCAAATGACCCAGTAAAAAATAAAATTAATTACTTTGTACAATACAAGTTCTTACCGGGCTTAGGATTTTATGGTTTAGGTCTATCACACATGATTGGTGGTTTATCTAAAGCCACAACATCTATTTTAAGACAGCTTATAGACGCAGGTACATTATCTAATTTGCCAGCAGGTTTTAAAGCTAGAGGCATAAGAATTAGAGATGAAGCATCTCCATTACAACCGGGTGAGTTTAGAGATATAGACGCACCGGGTGGTGCTTTGCGTGATGCATTGATGCCATTGCCTTACAAAGAACCAAGCAACGTATTGTTTAGCTTACTTGGATTATTA